CGTATGGTGGGCGTGAGGTCCCGGTCGCTGACGACCACGCCGTCCGACGTTTGCAAGTGACCCCCCCCCTATCTAACAGGGGGGGAAGTTACCAAACGCGGGGCTAAGTGGGTTTCTTGGAAATAGTCAAAATGGATATTGAAAGAGATTTCGAAACATTCGAACACTACGAACAAGTGATAGTCAGTCCTAAGGGTGAATTACTGACTATACCGCTTCGTCGTGGTGTTTCCGATACTGCCTTTATAGATCAAATAACTTTCCGTATTCACGTTGATTCCCTCTGTTTGTTTGCAAAACAAGCATTTTTGATTTCAGACGAAAGTTACATAAAAGTAGCCTCTGAACAACTTTGCCAAATCTTGGGTTTCGGCATTGCTTACAAACTCAACCATAGTGGAGGTCGTTTTTACGATCACTGTTATCAGATGGGAGATCAAGATGTTCAATATGGCCGTGTCCATATTGGCGGGCAAAATAATACTTTATTGGTTGAATTGACTGCCACCGGCTGCATGGCGGCTGAAACAGGATGGGAGAAACGTCTTTACGATTTTCTTATTAAATGTTACGGGGCAAGGATTACACGTATTGATTTGGCAAAAGATTTTTTTAATGGTGAATACTCTCCAGAACAAGCAAAACAAGATCGGTTAGACGGACTTTTTACCCGTCATAGGGCAAAAATGCCCGTCGGTGAATCGGTCGGGACGGACTGGGAATCAGATACCAAAAAAGGCAAAACCTACTATATCGGTTCTCGTGAATCTTCACGTTATGTCCGCGTGTATGAGAAAGGTAAACAGCTCGGCGATGAAAACAGTATTTGGGTACGGTTTGAAGTCGAAATGAAAGCAAGGGATATTGTAATTCCTTTTGATTCACTGCTTTATCCGGGCGAATACTTCGGCGGTGCATATCCTATTTGCGAAAAATTCAGCAAATTACCTGTTACAAAACAAGTTGATTCTGCAAGTAAAGTTTTCGAAATAACACTTGAAAAAGGTGTTGAATTTATCAAACGCCAGTGTGGTAAATGGCTGGTTGCCATTGAAGAATCATTCAAGGGCAAAAAAACTAAAGAACAAATCTATGAAATGCTTTCAGATGATGAAGGTAGATTGCCTAAACGTTTGAAACCTCACAGATTTGCGGCTGAACTTTATGATTCTTCAAACGATATTCATCAATTTGATTATGAACAGGAAAAGGATTTTATCATAGATGATTACGGCTATATGCCTAAGGTATCTATTGATGAAAACCTGTTCTCTGTAATCGAAGCAAAAAATCAGACAAGGCAAGATGCATATCGTTTGATTAATGAAATTCAAACGGCAAGTGAAATTGAAAAAGAGTTTCTGAAAGACATTATTGATCTTGCTGACGAAGACATAGACGAATGTGAACGAGTCTATGGCAAAGACTGGATGCGACATTTTGGCGATAACGCCTATAAATTCTTCCAATATTTCTTATAGCCATATAGTGGACTGGCTTTGTGTGTCTGCTGATTAATTAAAGGAAAAAACTATGCAATTCCCGATTCAAGTAACAGTAATGGGCGTAAAAAAATTCAATGGCAATATTGACGGCAAAAATTTTGACTATTGCCGCATTGTAGCCGCAACTCCAATGGATGAAAGCCAAGGCAACGCCTTGGGTATGTCTTCCACGGAATACGATTTCGGCGGTTCTGTTAATTTTGATCGCTTTAAGGGTTTTTCGTTTCCATTTGAGGCGGTTTTAACCGTTGAAGTGGTCGTTAGCGGAAAAGGGCAAAAATTTAAAGCCATTGATTTCAAACCTGTAAATAACAAAGGATAAGGCTATGAGTGGGCTGATACGTGTGTACGTCGTCCAGTCCCTCAATTCAGGCGATTTCCTTTGTCCGTATGAGGGAGACGTTGGCTTTACTCCATATCTTTACCGTGCGGGCTTCTTTTATGATAGGGAAGAAGCGGTAAGTACCGCCATAGAGGAAATAGGCCATAACTTCAACGTCTTTGGATTTTGGGTAGAGCAAGATAGGCAGGTTTATTCATGAATAGATTTAGACGTTTAAAACTGGAAAATTCCAAACGTATCATTAAATTATATTCAAATCGTTTTAAAAAACGTGTTTACAGAAAAGGGGGGCAAAGTTCTTTTTTCTGGGAACGGTTGGAAATAAATTTTTGATTTTTTGGGCTGGCCGTTTGCCTTTGAAAACGGCATTTCCTAACTATGGAGTAAAACTCATGAAAACCATGAAAACTAAAGCGGCGGTTGTTTTAACCGCAATTTCAGCCCTCCCGATGGCAGCTCATGCGGCTTTGTCGAGTGACGTAAAAACTGCCATTAATGGCGGTTTTACTGATGCGCAAGAGGCTGCTGGTCTTATTATCGGCGGTCTGGCCGTGCTGTTCGGTATTCTGCTCGTGAAACGCCTCTTGCGTTAATTTTCTATGGGGTATCAGGTAGCTAATACCTGTTATCCGACAAGGGAAGCAGCTGAAAACGTGTATTTTTCTGCTGTTTCCCCTGTCATAACAGATAACGGCGTTAAACAGATAGCCTATAACGGGAACGCTTGGTATTACGGCAGTCAAAAATTACAGGCAGATTTGCCGCAATGCGATCCGGTACAAAATTATCAATTTGGCTATGAACTGACAATGGCCCTACTTCCTACTGCTGTTGTCTTGTTTGGGGCGAAATTGTTGATTGAGTTATTTAGGAATTTGAGATGATAGATGTCTATTTTTGGGCTGGAGCAATACAAGGGTTGATGATTGTTTTTTTTGTAATGACTGCTTTATAAGGGGGATTTATGCAGAAATTTGAAAATGCTTTTTTCATTTTTGTTTTTGCGGCTATGTTTTTAATGAGCGTCTACGTTTTTGGGGTATTTCTGTGAAAAAATATATTTTGGCCGTCTTTTTGGCGGCTTTTTGTTTGCCTGTTTGGGCGGTTGATGAAGTTGATGGTGGTGGTTTGTCTGCTTCGGTTCATCCGTGTAAGCAGCCTGAATATAAAGATAAAGTGATTACAGTCGGAAAGAACACTCCTAATCCTCGTCAGGTTGATTGTAAAGAGTGGAATAAGAAAAAAGAACCTGATGTCGTTGATGTTTATTCTTGTCGTTATGATTCTCCTGATAAATTTTGTCGGTCTTTCTACGGTTCCGGTCCGGATGATTTTCGTGTTAATGCCGTGGCTGATATTCATTTGCCGCTTAAAAAAGGTCTATCCGGTTTAACTTGCCAAATTAAGCGCGAGGGGTCTTATGATGTTCAGTATAAGAGCAAATTTTATTTCGTTAATGGTTGTGATAAACCTGATGACGATAAAAAACCCAAGCCCGATGACGGCAAAAAACCTGATGATGGCAAAAAACCTGATGACGGCAAAAAACCTGATGACGGCAAAAAACCTGATGATGACAAAAAACCTAAGCCTGATGATAGCAAGCCAGATAGATCAATGGAGGATATATTACGTCGCATTAATGATTCTTTAGATACGTTAAATAAAAACCTTGAAAAGTACGGTTCCGGCCGTAATGGCGGCGGTAATGGTAGTGGTAATGGTAGTGGTAATGGTGGCGGTAATGGTAGTGGTAATGGCGGTGGTAGTGGCGGCGGCTCGGGAGGTGGTAACGGTTCGGGTAATGGTCAATCAGGTGGAAAGACTGATGGTGAGAATGCTGGGCGTTGTAAAGGTGATGATAAGAATACTCTAGGTTGTCTTACTAGAGATGATTTATTAGGTAATTCTTCTTCTGGGGATTCTGATGATTTTTTGCCTAAAAAAGAGGTTCGTTTAAAATTTAATTTAGATAATTTTTTAGGTTCTGAACGTTTGGAATGCCCTAAACCAAAGGTTTTAAATTTAAGATTTTATAAAATTACTTTGTCTTATGAATGGCTTTGTGATGTTTTGCGTAATATTCGTGGTGTTGTGATTATGGTTTTTTCTTTGTCCGGTGTGATGTTTGTTTTGAAAGGGTTTAAATAATGGCTTTACCGTTGATTCCCGCTATTGGTGCTTTGTTGGCTGGTATTTTTATCAGAAAATTAGTTGTTGGGTTCGGTTTTGCTGCTGTTACATATGTAGGTTTTGATATATTTTTTGATCAGCTTAAACAGTATTTTTATGACGGTTATTATTCTTTACCTCTTGATTTGGCAATTTTGCTTGATATTGGTGGGTTTAAGCATGGGATAGCTATTTTATTTGGTTGTATTAATTTTAAAGTTGCAACAATTATTTTAACTCGTCTTGAGACTCATCTTTCTTAGGTCTAATTATGATTTATTTGGTAACCGGCACGCCAGGCACTGGCAAGACTGCTATGGTTGTTGACATGATTTTGAATAATGTAGACGGCCTTTTCAAAATGACGATAGAAGACGGAACGGTGGTAGATCGTCCCCTTTATTTCTGTCATATAGACGGATTAGATGCTAAAAAATTTAAAGCGCATGAATTGAGTGAAGAAGAAATACAGTCTGCGCCTTTGGATCAGATTATTCCTCAGGGCGGTGTTTTAATTGTTGATGAGGCTGATTATACATATCCTGTTCGCCCTCCTTCTCAAGCTGTCCCGCCTTATATAAAAAACCTTAAAGAACTTCGCCATCATGGATTCACTTTGATATTGATGGTTCAGCATCCGACAATGATTGATCGTTATATTCGTCAGCTTGTCGGTAAACATATTCATCTTGAGCGTAAAGCCATTGGTACAAAGCGCTATGAGTTTTTCAGATGTGAAGAAAGTTTGAATGCTGCGGCCTTTACTTCCGTCGTTGGTAGCCAATACCGTCCGCCTAAAGAAGCCTTTAAATATTACAAATCGGCCAGCCAGCATATAAAATTTAAAAAGAAGCTTCATCCTGTTTTTATTATGATTCCGATTGGAATCGTCTTTATGTTTTATTTGGGTGTGCCTCTTTTTTCAAAATGGTTTGGTTTGTCGGATAATCAGAGTCAAAAGCAAAAATCTGAACAACAACACGCCAAAATTGAGCAAGACGTATTGAATGTCGTCCAGCCCCCTACTCTGCCCCAACAGTCAAAATTTCAGGAGGCGGCCGCGTCCGTGCCCGAATTTTCGGAAGCCTATTATCGGCCGCGCGTCGAGGGCATGCCCGAAACCGCGCCGATATACGACGGAATAAGAAGTGTAAACAGAATGGAAAGTGTGGCCGCCTGCATCAAAGGCCGTAAAGGCTGCGATTGCTATACCGATTTTGGGACGAAAGTCTCAATCAAGCCTGAAACCTGCCGCGATTGGGCAGAGAACGGCCTGCCGTTCAATCCGTACAGGCGGGGAGGGGTAAGCATGGCCGAAGGCCAAAACGCCCGCATTTCGCAACCTGATGCAAATACGGGAGAAGGTGGGGTTTATGTGATGGGCGGCAAAGACAAATTGACAATACTGCCTGATTATTCAAAAGGGCCATCGGCACAATGACAAAGGCCGTCTGAAATTTTCAGACGGCCTTTATTTTTTAAGTATCCTAAGGGTGGGTGGCGATTGTGCCGGAGCGGTTCGAATTCGATATGTCGCCGTTTTGTTTCGGGATTTTTGCGGAAGAAATCCCCTTCCGTGATAAATCCGAAAAAAACGGCGGAATTCGGACGGCGTAGGCATATTCGCCTTGGGTGGGTCGCCCTGCCTGCCCTTTCGGGCAGGTTCGGGCTTTAAACTACTCTTCGCCTTCAGGCGGGTTAAAGTCTAGAGTTTCGCTTAATTCTACAAATTCTTTACTTTCGAAATTTTGTATCATCAGCCATTCTAAACTTTTGAATCGGTTCATAGCTAAGGTGTGGTAAAACTCATAGCCCCGCTTATTGATTCCGCCCGCTTCGTGGATGCCGTCCAGGTATCCTAAAAACTCGCATGTTTGCAGGATGTCGGCGAATTCTAAATCATTTAAGTAACTTTCCACTTTTACGCGGATTTCAGCCGTTTTAAAAACAATCGGTTCTTTCAAATCTTCACACAT